AGCGGCGTTCTAAGGCGCACCTGCCCCGGCCCGCTACGTGGGTGCACCCCAAGACCTTTTAAACGTTTTTAAACGTGGTTCAGGCGGTTTAAAAGGGGGCTAAGGGTCGGGGAGGTCGCCGGAGCGGGTTAAAGCCCGATTCGGGGCGGTTTTGGCCCCGCTACGACCATTGCGAGCATCTCCTCGATATGGTGGCCGGGCCGGTTGCCATTATTGACACATGTCAATCCAACCGGTGCCGGGCCCGGTTGCAGTATGGACGGCATGAACCGATCAGCGCTTGCCCTCAATACCGAGTTGACGCTTTCTGCCGAAGGCAAAGCGCCGACGTGGCTGGAATTGATTCCTGCCGCCAATGCCGAGGGCGCCATTACCGGGCGCGATGGGCGCACGTGGCTGTGGGATACGCAGGCGCAGCGCGATGTGCTCAATGAATATGCCAAGCGCGGGATTGATTTGCCGCTGGATTGGGAACACGCGACCCACCACCGCGCCGAGAATGGAGAAACCGCCCCCGCCGCAGGCTGGATTGATACTCTGGAAATACGCGATGGCGCGCTGATGGGTCGGGTGCAGTGGACCCCGCGCGGGCGCGAACAGGTGCAAGCCCGCGAGTATCGGTTTATTTCCCCGGTATTTGAATATGCGGCCAATACCGCGCGGATTGCGCGCCTAATTTCTGCCGGGTTGACCAACCGCCCGAATTTACCGCTACGCGCCTTGAACCGCGAGGCGTCCCTTTCCCCCGAACAGGAATATCCCATGACCCGGACTGCCGAACTGGCGGCGGGCATTGCGGCGTTGGGTTTAAAGCCCGATGCCGATGATGCTGCCATCAAGACCGCCATCAATACCTTGAAAACCGAACGCGATGCCGCAACGGCCATCGCCAAAAATGCGGAAACCCCAAGCCTTGCGCTCTACGTCCCCCGCGCCGATTACGACACCCTCAAACAGCGCGCCGAGAATGCCGAACAGACGATCAAAGCCCGCGATGATGCGGCCCACAAGGCGGCGGTGGATGCCGCGATTGACGGCGCGGTCAAGGCCGGAAAGATTGCCCCGGTTTCGGTCGAGTATTACCGCGCCCAGTGCCGCGAGGCGGACGGGCTGAAGCAATTCCAGGACTTTATCAAAGCGGCCCCGGTGATCGGCGGCGCTTCGGGGCTGGGCAACAAAGTCCCGGATAAAACCCATACCGCGCTCAATTCCGAACTCACCGCCAATCAAGCCCGCGCGTATATGGCGGGACAAAAACAGGCCGGGATCGAGATGAGTTTTACCTCGGCGGTCAACCACATTTTGAAGGAGTCGAAAGCATGAGCGTCAATATTCCCGGCCTGACCCTGGCCTATACCGCCGCCGGTGAAATTCCCGCCCGCACGCTGGTCAAGTGCGGCACAAATGATGGCGAGGCGGCGGTGGCCACCTCGGCCAGCGATGCCCTGCTCGGCGTGAGCGCCGATCTCAAGACCACACAGGGGCGGCATGTCGATGTCATCCGTTCCGGGATCACCCCGGTGATGTACGGCGCAACGATCACCCGCGGCGCGCCCCTGACCGCCAGTACAAGCGGCGCGGCCATTCCGGCCAGTGCCGGGGAGCAGGTGATCGGCTATGCCGAGGTCTCCGGCGCTGCTGGCGATATCGGGTCCATTTACGTTCAGCGCGGCGCGCTGTGATTTTCAGATTGAAGGATAACCCCCATGTCCAATACCCCCTTTCCCGTTGATCCGGTCCTGACCGCGATTGCCATTGCCTGGCGCAATGATCGCTATATTGCCGATGATGTGGACCGCGATTGCCATTGCCTGGCGCAATGATCGCTATATTGCCGATGATGTCCTGCCGCGCACCCCGGTGGCGCGGCAGGAATTCAAGTGGCACCGCTACCGCCTGGCCGATGGCTTTACCCTCCCTGATACCAAAGTCGGTCGCCTGTCCGCGCCGAATCGGATCACCTTCGGCTTTGATGAGCACACCGATTCGACCGAATCCTACGGGCTGGACATGCCGGTACCTCAGGATGATATCGCCAATGCCAGCGGCACGACCATTGATCCGGTGGGGATGGCGACCGAGCGCGGGAGCGAGTTGATTACGCTCGACCGCGAGGTGCGCGCCTCCAACCTGGTGTTCAACACCGACTCCTACGCGGCGGCGAATGTCAAAACCACCGCCGCAGCGGCGAAGTGGAGCAAGGCGGACAGTAAACCCTTACACGCGATCATGGACGCGCTGGACGCGGCCATCATGCGCCCGAATATCGCCGTCCTGGGCCCCAAAACCTCAACCGCGCTGCGCCGCCACCCGCAGGTGGTGAAGGCGCACCACGGCAATTCCGGGGAAGATGGTCTGGTGCCGCTGGCGTTTTTGGCGGACTTGTTGGAACTGGACGCGATTTATGTCGGCAAGTCCATACTCAATATCGCCAAGCCCGGCCAGGATGTGGCCCTGCAACGGGCATGGGGGCCGCATGCGGCGTTTATTTACCGCGACCGCACCGCCGGGCCGCAGAGCGGGACCACCTTCGGGTTTACCGCACAGTGGGGCGGGCGCACGGCGCGGCAGATCATCGATGAGGATGTCGGGGCCAATGGCGGCATCCGTGCCCGCGTGGCCGAGTCCGTCAAAGAAGTCATTGCCGCCCCGGAACTGGGGTGTTATTTCCCGGACGTGGTGGCCTGATGTATCTCACGGCTGCCCAGCTTGCCAGCGGCGCGGAGGTTCATCATGAATTATCCGAACTGTTTGCCGTACCGCCGGACTTGCTGGCGCTCACCATCGCCGGGCAGACGCCGGACCCGGCGGAATGGTCGCCGTCCGAGCTTGCCAGCGCGGTCAACGCGCTGGACGAGATCGAACAGACGATTGTGCGCGCGTGTGGCGAGATTGATGCGCGGCTGGCGACACGCGGGTATGCATTGCCCGTGGATGTTACGCGGTTTTCGATTGTTGGCACCTGGGCGCGGTGGATCACGCGGTATCTGCTCCACACCCAGCGCGAAGGCACCCAGGAGACCACGGGGCGGATTGAGCGCGATTACCGCAGCGCCTTGAATGCGCTGGGCGAAGTGGCGGCGGGCAAGCTCCTGCTCGGCGCGGGCGACCCCTTGGCCGCAAGCGCCAGCATCACCGTGCACATGGACGGCCCCGGACGGCAGTTTTCCCGCCAGACATTGGGGGCGCTGTAATGAACGTCGGCCCATTCCCGTTAAGCGAAGTGATGACCCGCCTGCGCGCCCAGGTGCCCTCGGCAAAATCCATCGGTACCGCCGCAGACCTCAATGCCGCCTTGGACATTCCCTCCAATGCGCAACCGGCGGTCTACGTGCTGGCCGATGAACGCGGCAGTCCGGCCAAGTATTCGGGGTCTGTGACGATTCAAAACGTCGAAGTCAGTTTGAAGATTGTCCGCCTGGTGCGCAGCGCATCGGGCGAGAAACACGGACGCGGCGCGAGGGAGAAATCTGACGCGCTTTCGGGGGAATTGCGCACGGCCCTGATCGGCTGGACGCCGGGCGATGCATTTGAGGCGATCAGCTTCAGCGCCAGCCGCGATGACGGCTATCGCGGCGGCTGGCTGGCCGGGCAAGAGCAGTTCCGCACGAGTTACCGCATTCACACCGAGGCTGCGCCATGAGCACCCCTGTATTTCCGACCCGCCACGGCGACTGGCACCTGATCGACGGGGAACTGGTTGATATGGGCCAGATGCCGCCGCCTGACATCTCCGATACGCCCGAGCCGTCACCGGCAACGACGCCGACGGCCACTCCCCCATCGTCGTTGCCACCTTCCAAACCCCGCAAATGATGTTCGTCCGAGGACAACCCCATGGCCCAGCCTGATTTGACTTCCTTCGCCCAGCGCGCCTTGCTGCTGCGCCTGCGCGCGGGCAATGCACCGGGAACGCCGGTGGTGCCCGCCACCACCCACGGATTGCTGCTGTTCAACGGCCAGTCCGGGACCGAGATTGATGTGGTGGAGCGCCCCATTGACCGCCCGTTTTACGGCGGCGCGCCCTTTGGCGTGGCGAACAAACGCGCGTTTATCGAGGGCGAGATTGAACTGTACCCGCCCCCTTCCCCCGGCCAGAGCGCCGACAGCAATGCCGACGTGCACGCCGCACTCTTGCCC